AAGCAAGCGGCGGGGAGACAAAATCTAAGTTTGTATTAAAAGTAGAGGACATTATCTTCTCCCATCAACACGCATATCTAAACGAGGTGAACCTAACTGCCATTGTACTCCAGTTGTAGTAGACTCAATCTTTATAGACATTTGCCTACCACGTACACGTATATCTAACTGATTAGTGTATTTTTCTACTGGAGCAGTAGCAGACCTTACAACCGCTCCTGTGCTGTTACCTCCTTCTGAAACTGGATTGTTGTACCCAGAACCAGAATTTTGCAGAGGTAGAAGCGTCAGAGATGCAGTGGGCGCGTCTGCTGTAGAGCCTTCAAAGTTCATATCTGGCAGTATACGCGTCACAAGCGTAAATCTATCTCCATCATTTGTATCAAATTCCCCGGAAGTTATATGAGCATTTATAGCTGTTGTAGTGCCAGTTTCGTTGTCATCAATACCTTCTTCATGGTTAACTATATTAGAGTTATAGGTAGCTGCAAACGGGAAATCACGCATCCCGGAGTCTAACCAAGCAGTTCTAGCTAAAGTACCGTGATACCAAATTTTGTCCTGATGATTGTATATAACATATCGATCTATGGTGGTAGCTTCATCAGAGCAATAAAACCACCATATTTCATGGTATTCTTCGTTCGTGCCAGCAAATATTTGATCGACCTGTAGTTTATTAAGACTAGTAAATACGTGTCGTAACAAGTCACATTTTAATGTTTGTACTATACTACCATCAGACGTATAGAATTTATCTTTGCCCATCCAATAAGAAGCACCATTTGCATACGCAACTGCTTTAGTAGATATTATAGACGTGTTTTCTCCTATAAGCTGTGCGCCCCAAACTACTTGTCCTCCTACATACTGCAAGCTGTACATAGCGGTATCGGTCCATATATTCACTGCTTGCCTAGCTTGACGAGCAGATATTATTTCTGACCCTCTTGATAGGCGCAAACTACCCGCTTGATTAGTAGCTGAAGGAGTCCAATTGGTTGCATCTTCTTGGTCAGACCATCTAATAAGCATAGGATCTTGAGTACTCGTACCTATGGTATTAGCGCCAAAACAGAAAACAAATCTATTTATGTCCGATATTAATATTAAATTTTGTACTGTAGGTACATCTGAAGCGCCACTAAGAGAGGAAAGAAGAACCCCACGAGTAGTTACCGTACCGTCAGCAGTCCAGTAGTATATTGGCCCTTGTTTTGGCCCAAATATAAGATCTTGCCCAAAATTAGATTGACTCCACGTACGTAAAGACACAGTGGAAACTCCACCATTATTCCATGTACTATCACCCCATGCACCTGCACCCCAACCATTTAAAGGCACAGGCACTGCAGGGCCGGGGCTTATTTGATAAGCAGAATCGGTAGCACTACCTCCATTACCCGAATCTGAAGCATTAGCAGCTACGGATGCGGTTATAGTATATGTATTTACGTTAGTTACGGATACAACTTGGTACTCTGTATTTAATATAGTAGCAGTTATATTTCCGCCAAGAGACACTGCACTGCTAAAAGTAACAAAATCATCCACAGATGCCCCATGTCCATTATCTGTTACCGTTAGTGTAGTAGAGCCATTAGTAGCAGCAAAGGTAGTTGAATTAGTAGTAGTAGCTCGAAGAGGGGTTATATCGTAATAACTACCACCTAACTCTAAATAAAACTTTAGATTAGTACCAACAGCAACTAATTTTTGATTAGCTAGTGTAAGCCAAGCCCATAAAGACCTACAAACTCCTAGAAAAGTATTTTGCGATATACGTTGCCAACCTCCTATTTTTTCAGGAAATTGCTGACGAAAACGTACTTTATCGCAGTCATACCACCCATTCTCAGCGGAATATCTAGTTATTTCTTTGTTTATGCCCGCTTTTAACGTCAGTTTCTTTAAGGACATTACTAATTACTCCTAAACCTCTCCATAAACAGGAATAGAGGTTGCTTGTACAGTTACACTCTTTTTTAACCCAAGATCTGCTCCGCAGTCCGAACATTTATCAGCGGCTAACTCTGATTCATCAAGGTCATACCCACAAGCGGCACATACTATCTCTATGCTGTGTGATGATACTACAGTACCATCTGCTAATTGTTCAGCTTTTACGTCTTTTTTCATGCTATTACTTTCGTTCAAACGATTAATTAGGTGTGAGAAACAAGATCCTCTCAGCAACCCTACGTCTAACTAAACCTTTTAACACACGTCCACCAGCCTTACGCCACTTAGGAAACTCATCCGCTGCACCTTCATAGTTTTGACGGTTCAGTAACATTCTGAGTGTAGAATTTTGCACGTTCCCACTCCCAATATTGAACCCCCAACTACAAACCGCAGAAAATTGATTTACAGTCAAAGGTGTTTTGATAAGTCTTTTAACTGCGTTCTCAATATGATGCACTTCTTTTCTGAGCAAAGCCTCGCCTTGGTCTTTCGTAATATTAGGATGGTCAGCGGTGAGAGGATGTCCGTCAATATCCCATGTAGAGCCGTATGCAATCGTCCAACGGTTTGCAGGGCAAAGGTAAGGTTCAGCAGACCAACCCTCAAAACTTTTAATTATCTCCAAGCCCTGCTTATTTATTTTCACGTCTGTTGCTTCCTCGCCATCGTCCTGCTGCCAAACCAAAATGAAACAACTGCAGCCCAGATAGCTTGAAACTCATCATTCCAGATCATTTTAAATTGCTCCATAGTCATCCAATCCATACTGACGCAGAGGGTTAAAACACCAAATTCTAGTGCCAAAGCATACGTTAAAACAGGGCGCACAGAAGCCGCTAAGTTCACACACCAAGGGCTTGCCTTTGCTTGCAGATTAGCATCATGTTTTAGTAACGCCTCACTCTCACGAATATCTGCCTCAACGTGCGTCATTTGTAACTTCTGCGCTCCAAGAACTTTTTGGTTCTCTAGCTGTTTGTCCATGAGGCGTAATTCGTGTGCTTTGTCCTGTTTGTCTTGAAAGAAATCCATTACCTTTGGGAGGAAGGAAGTACCAAAGCCCAAAACTGATCCTAGTAAACTAAGCATAATATGTTCCTATCCTATATTTTTTAGATGCTTTTCTTTTGTTTCCAATTTAATTTCTTAAAATTTTGTCCTGACGAAACAAGACAAGATATTTCATTTTGTACACCTGTGTGTACTATTGTAAAAGAACCTCTGTCGCTAACAAAAACTGTAAGCACTATACTAGTACCAAAAACACCTGTATAGACTGGCTTTTCATTAAACTTCCGGTCTAAGAATATAATTACTTCCGTAGCTGACGCGCACCTTAAAACGGGTTGAGTAACTACTTTAAGAGGTTCTGTTGGAGTTGTTTGGCAACCTGCTAAAGTAAGAAGGATTAAAAGTAAGGGTGCTGCTAAAGTCACAAGAACTATAAATATTGGCTTTGTTTTTCCTTTTTTACTATCTAAAATTTTTCTCATGACTAGTTACTCTTGTTTAGGATGTTTGCCGTTGTGTAATTTTTTCATCATATCCGCTTCTTTAAACAACATCTCTTGACCCATCTCTAAACGAGCTAGTCGAGAATTTAAATCTGCTAAATTATCTACAGAATTTATAGATGCTAACGTATTTACACGAGCTGTTAGAACACTTCGATCTGACTCCGCAGCATCCAACCTTTCATCAAAATTAGACTTGTATTTATCGTGATTTTTATGGAATAACTCAAGATCTTGCATTACACGGCTTAAATTAGACTTAACTACTGCGTAACCCCCTGCAACTGTTGCGAGCAGAAGAACACCTTGCATTGCGTGGGAAGCTGTTAACTCCATTTTATTCCTCCTTTGGCACTAAACGCACAAAATCTAAAACAAATCCCATTGCTGGCGGAAATTGTACAGCTACCCGCCGTTCAACTTCTTCAATACTAGCTGCATTTTTAATATCGTAGTATAAAACATTTTCGTACTCTGCAGAAATACCTAAATCGTTGTTCCAATCTTCTCCAGAACGGATCTTTTCTCGAACAACTTTGTTGTACACACCGATTTCATAGTCTGACATATTAACAATTCCCTGAAACGCATCTGTTAATCCAGATTATGTACCCCGCACCTCCACATATACCAAGTACTAGAAGCAATTTGCCAAATTCTCCCACCCAATATAAGACTTTATCCCAAAACTCTTTGTCAGCTTTTCTTTTTGCCCTCAGTTCCTTAGTGGCTTTAATTTTGTTTTCTTCATCGACAACTATACGACGGTCATGTTCGGCTTGAATAGCTGCCCATGTCCCAAAACCATACTTGTCGTCCACATCAATGGACAGGTTCCTCAAAAGTGTCTGGTTGTTCCGCTCAGTTACCACATCTGCAATGACAGACTTGTAACTTGAATCGCCCGCAGCCGCCGCTTTTTTAGCTTTTTCAGCTTTTTTAGTTAAACTGAATATATTGTCGAGCGCACTAGCTACATCTTTAATGTCACTAGACATTTCAATGAGTTTTTTAGCTCCGACGAGGGCTGCGCCGATGGTAATAGGGTCCATACATTTTACCTATTTCTTACTTTGCATAAGACGAGCAAGAAACCTCTGCGACTTCCAAAAAATACGTTCAATAAAAAACATTAAATCTTTTACCGCGCCTTTAATTCTTTCTAACATTCTATATCTTCCAGAGCATACCTGCCATCAAAAGGATAAGAGAACCTGCACCTGTAATCATCACTAGCTCAAGGCGTTTTATACGCTCAATGGTTTCTTTCCATCGTTCAGCGCAAACAGCC